AAACCCCAATAAAGAGCAGATTGCTCGTGGCCGCAAACCCATTGCGGGTGCTGGCAACATTGCTATTAACCAGGGTGATGCTGGAAGGCAGACAGCCAAGAAACTCTGGACCGATGATGTCAATGATCGGGTCAATTCCATTAATCGCGTCGAGGGTCTGCCACCAGGCGTGGGCGATATCGGTCAAGTCAAGTATCGTGTTCCTCTACGTCTCGATGTGAGCGCCGAACGACTTACACCCGATATTGTCGAACAGGTCAACAATAATCCTCTTCAACAAAGTATTGAGCGTAACTCGCGAATTTTGTAACAATTATAATATACATACCAATGTAGAACAACTATGTCAAAATCACAAATAGGTCAGGATTTAAATGTTGTTAAAACTTATAAAGAAAAACAAAATGGATTCTTTATAGAAATTGGTGCTTCTGATGGTATAAATCTTTCGAATACATATTTATTAGAAAAAGAATATAATTGGAAAGGAATCTGTATTGAACCAATTCCTACAATTTATGAAAAACTAGTTATAAATAGACAAAAATCAATATGTTGTGATAATGCTGTATATCATACAAGCGATTTAACAGTTGACTTTGATATAGCACAAGAAAGTCTATTATCGGGTATTAGTGAATACATTGATTGTCATAAAAAAAGAATAGGTATAAATAAAAAAACAATTCAAGTAAAAACAATATCGTTAGTCGATTTATTAGATAAATATAATGCTCCAAACTTTATTGAATATCTTTCTTTAGATACGGAAGGAAGTGAATATGAAATATTAAAATCATTTAATTTTGATAAATATATTTTTGGTTTAATTGATGTTGAACATAATTATATTCAACCTAGAAGGAATGACATAAAGAATTTACTTTTATCAAAAGGATATGTATATATAGGTCCGAATAATTTTGATGATTGTTATAAACATCATTCCTTATAATCAACCATTTTAAGCCCATAAGCATCCTTCCATAGAATGAAGCTTGCGTGGCTCGTATGTGGTACGAGTGGCTCTGGAAAAAGTACATGGATTCGTAATCGTGCCAAAGAACAGGGCGCAAAATTACTACGACATGCCGTACGAACCGATCGCAGCCTTCGCCAAGGTCGTCAATTCCTCTTTAGTCAGCATCGCAGTAAAGAGAAAACCCTGATATGGCTTGAGGGGGCCGATACTCTTACCACCGACGCCCAAGCGTTTTTGCGTCGTATTCTCGAGACGGCCGCACCCAATGTCGAGTTTGCACTTGAAGTAAGAAATGAAACAACTATAAACCCTCCTCTTCTTAGTCGTTGCCAACGTATTTCCCTCCCTCCCTTTAGTTTTCGTAAACAACAAGCCATCCAACAACTAGAAAAGCGTGGTTATGCCGATATACGAAAAATACGCCAAACAGTTCATAATAAAATGGAGAATTGGGATCCTGGCCTAAATGAAAAACGAATTTGTGACGCTATTCTTCAAGCATCAACACAAGCTTTATTCCCCGATGTTCTTCTTGATAATGTTCTAAAGTCTGCTCCTATTCATATTCAAGTCGATATCTATCGAAAATTGGGAGATGGGGCAAGTCCGTGGATTCTTCTTGCCGATGTATTATTGCGGAAAGAACTAAATGAAATGAATCAAACAAACCTCTAGGAATGAATTCAAACGAAGGCGCATCCGTCTATACCGAGGCAAAGGGGGAATACACAAAACAGTTAACACTCCATGTGGTACCTTCCTTTCATAAGTTCTTTATGATGTGCTTACAACAGGCGGCGACAGAGGAACAGAATCCTAAACGCCAACTCTGGAAATTTCAGGAAATTCTGAGCCAAATCCCCGAATGGAATGTTGACAAAGTTCAACGCGAGGTTTCCAAAATTCTTTCTTCCATTGATTGTGACTATTTTGATGAACTTATAACTGCCGTCTTTATTGCTCACACAAAGGTTTTAACAGCAATTCGTCTCGGACAAAAGAATAAGAATCGTGTTCAGATTGTTGTACCCAAAACAGAACATTTTCTTCACCGTTCCTTGAGTGAATGTAGCCGTCTTCTGTGGGCTTCTGCTTTTCTATTTCATTCAGAACTAAGCGCTATGGAAAAACAGAAAAATCATCGTCAGATTGAGACACTATTACATGAAGGTGTTGGCCAAGCCATACGTGCTCTACTACCTGTCAAGAATATCTTGAAGGATTGTATTAATGATGTGGATGATAATGATGAGGATGCGGATGCGGATGCGGATGCGGATGCGGATACCGAAGTGAAAGAAGTATCTACAATAAAATCAACAGAAGGAGATGAATTAGATTCTACAGGACTGATTGTCGCTGAATCTGTTGCTGTAGCACCAGTAGAAGCACCAGTAGTAGCACCCGTAGTAGTAGAAGCACCAGTAGAAGCACCAGTAGTAGCACCCGTAGTAGTAGAAGCACCAGTAGTAGCACCAGTAGAAACACCAGCAGTCCGTTCAGCCCTTAAACCATCTCATAATTTAATTATAAATACAGAACCTTCTGTACAATTTACAAATTTCGATCAGGTTATACAAAAACAGGGCGATACAACAACCATTCAATATATAGAAAAAAATCGTGATAATGATGATAATGATGAGGATAATATAATATTTGATGGAGATGATATGGAATCACTTTCCGATTTTGAGGATCTTAATGATCAACCCCTCGAAGGAGAGGATTTTGAAATAATCTGAAGAAGGATGCGTTTTTCATAAAGAAACACTTTTGTAATTGCGAACAGAACTGTGGGGGAATGGATATACCTTATACAAAACCCCTTTTCTGGTTAACTGTTTTAATAGGCGGCCTTTTATTGTGTAGTCTTAGTGGTATCATCACTTATTATCAAAATAAAGATACCGATGAACCCAAAGTAAACCTAAAAGGACTTATGCGAGACACTATCCTAGGATCCATTTTCACCGCAATGGGGTGGACACTTGTCCCCGAATCCTTCGAATCCGTAGCGAATACCGTATCTTCATCTGTTTCTACAACTGTTCAAAATGTAACAACAAATACTCTTGTGGGAGGAGGTGACTTTGACTTACAAGTTGGACCCGCAATGTTTTAGACCTAGCACTCGGCCCTGATACATATATTCACTTATATATAGGATATATAGATGAATCTAATTGATACAGATCATTTAGAAGTTGGTAAATTTTATGAACTTGTAAGGGCAAAAGCTACAAGAGGTCCTATTGATTGGAGAAATATTGAACTTACAAAATATCTCGGATGTTACATTGATCAACGCCTTGTAGGTCGAAATATTTATGATCCACACCTGGAAATAATATTTGTTAAAACTGTACATCATCATGATTTATTTTACGATAAATATCGTGAGCATGTATCAACCCATCAGATTGTTAATTCATAATGGGAGAGGAATCAAACGAGCCGTTGGAAGTGGTGTTTGAACAAGAAACTGTGTAAATAAATTTGTCTTAAATTGATCACATGGTACAGCATTTTTTACATCAGCCGCAATACGAACGTAGAGTTCAAATCCAGGATATCTTTCTTCACCCATATCATCCTCTAAAATTGTATCACCATTCTTATCACTGAGCCATGTCCATAAATGATTGAAAAGCACATGAGATGTCTCTGAAACATATTTCGTAATCGGTTTTCCTTTTTCTAATGCTGGTGGATTTCGTGGATACAAGGTGCGCACAACACTACACGCAAATCGTGATAAATCAAAACTGCGATTCGGTGGAACACGTGGCTCATCATCCACTTCTAACGGTCCAAAATTATATTGACCCGCGGCATCATTATCATCTTCATAATCACTACTAATACATAAATGCCCATTTAATGAAAAAATAGCACGACCATAATCAATAATATAAAATATTTTTCCAAACGTAGGTACCTTCCATGTGCGGTTCTCACTCTTATACCATAGAAACTCTTCATCTGTTTTTTTCCATACAATGTTATTTGTATGTAAATCATTATGAGTCAACTGGAGATAATACTGGAGATTTGTCAAAGCAGCACAAATCTGAAAAATCCACGCATTCCATGTTTGCTCTATAAGAGGTGTAATTGTAACATGGTTAATTTCTTCTAAAAGATCATCCATAGTACCATTCATTGCTTCTAAAAACAATACAGCCACGGGCATTCCAGAAAGTTCGGCGTGAACCGTATAATCATCCTGGATGGATGAATCTGACGCATCAGACTCTGATCGCTTCTTTGTTAGATGAATTGACTCACCCTCCGTTGAAAAACTATTTACACTTTTCAAATCAATATCCACTGTATCTAACACAGGTAAATTTTCATTTATAGAAAGTACAGATATAGAATCTGAACCCGAAACAGAACCCGAAACAGAACCCGAAACAGAACCCGAATCTGAACTAGAAATGGAATCGGAATCAGAAAGCAGAGAATCATCTGGTTTTAACAGTTCCTTACACTCATCCAATGATAAACGTCGTCCAGTTTTCTTATCTGTAATACATAAACCAAATCCTCCAGATTCTACCTCTTCCCAAAACCATTTTGAAAAGCGAAAATCCTCTATATCATCTTCCAGATTATACATAAACACTTCCGCTTGACCACGATAGGCTCCGTAAAAATCACAATAATGTGGAATACCCAGTTTCATTAATTTACTAACAAGAGAACTTGTCAGAGTATCTATATATGCTTGATTAATAGGTGCTGTGACTCTACTTTTCTGAAATTCCCAAACGAACGGTTCAGTAGCTCGCTCCTTGTAACGCATCCAACGATAGGGTGTTATTAAAGGCATTATTTTCTTATAAGCATATAACTGTACTTCTTGCCCCTCCTTATTTATACATATAAGATTCCCCTTATTTTTATTTATTATCGCAGGTTCCCATGATTTTAGAGTATAGTCTGAGCCAATTGTACGTTTTTCCTTCTTTAACTTTAATGGAAGAAGTTCAGGAATTATGGGAATATAATCTTGACAATTATGAATTTTTGGATCGAGTGAAACGAATTCTTCCTTTGGTTCCCGAGTATCAAGATCTATTTTAACGGCTTTTGTCTTTTTTACCTTCCCCGATTTTTCTGCCTTCCCGTTCTTTACCATATCTCTCCGGGTTTTAGGCTTAAATTTAAACATCTTAACGCGATTAAAATGCGCCCTTTATGAATATTGTTTTTATGATGTGTTCATAGTTAGTATGTCATCACAAGCCCCTGTAAATCCTGGAAGTCTAGCAGCACAAAGCATTCGTCTCCGAAAATTCGATATGAAAATGATTCCCCAGGATGCCGTATGTGTTTTTATCGGTCGCCGACGCACGGGAAAATCCACGCTTGTGAAAGATCTTCTCTGGCATCACCAAAATATCCCCATTGGAACGGTTATTAGTGGTACTGAAGAATCCAACAGTTTCTACAGTAAAATTATCCCCCCGCTCTTTATTCACGGCGAATACAATGCCGCTATTTTATCCAATTTTGTGAAACGTCAGCAACTTATGACGAAGAAAATCCAGCAAATCGAAAATGCTCCTCGCACCGCTGGTAGTCCCGCTCCACAGAGCAAATTGGATCCTCGCAGCTTCTTAATTCTCGATGACTGTATGTATGATGACAGTTGGACACATGACAAGAATATTCGCTATTTATTCTTGAATGGTCGTCACCAAAAGGTATTTTTCCTCATCACCATGCAATACCCTCTCGGCCTCCCCCCCGTACTTCGTACAAACGTCGATTATGTCTTTATCTTGCGTGAACCCTATTTCAACAATCGTAAGAGAATATTTGAGAATTATGGTGCCGCCTTTCCATCTCTTGAGTTTTTTGGTCAAATCATGGATCAATGTACCGAGAATTTTGAATGTCTGGTGATCAATAACAATACCCGGAGCAATCGTCTCGAGGAACAGATTTACTGGTACAAGGCTGAAATGCGTGGAGAATTTCGTATCGGCGCCCCACAATTCTGGCAACACAATGCCCTATATTATCGCGACAAGGATGAAGAGGATGTTAATCAATATAATCCAGAAACTCGTAAAATGCGTGGACCATCCATTGTAGTCAAAAAGAGTTATTAAATCAGTAAACCTCCGCCAAGTACCCGTTTAAAATGTCCAGTAGCCTAATATAGGAACTATCATGGAAACCCATATGCTTGGATTGATTATGCTAGTTATTGCTGTACTTTTATCTTTTTACGTCGCTTACAAGGAATCTTTTATCGGATCACCCGATGCCTTACAATGCGGTGTTGATCACCCTCCATGCCCTATGGGACAAATGTGTATTAATGGATACTGTAATCTTCCGAACACAATTCCACTCCCTGTCGATACAGGTCTCCCGGTTTTACCCTAAACCCAACTTTCTTTGTCTATTAGATAGAAATGGCACGTAATCTTGTTGGTATGAGTATTGGAGCTCTGGCTGTTGTGTTTTTAGTTGTTATTGTAGCTTTCCCCTTTTTGCGAAAACTTGTACCCTCTGTAAGCGGATTTCAAGATCAAGGTGAAGGCGCACAATGCGAGGAGGGTCGTGAACCATGTCCCGAAGGCTTCTTCTGCTCGCAGCGCACATGTGTTCCGATCCTGCCCCGCTACAACGTCAATGATGTAACTGGATATGGTTCTTAATTTGGCGTTTACTTTATAAAAATCCCGTATATGATAATACATATAATATATTATCATAAACATATAGTAAATATTTCACTTGAAGAAAGATGTTATATTATTTATGGAAATGGGTTTAAGGCTCTAAAAATAAAGTGTGCCTCTAATAAAAATAAATTAATAGAAAGTTTAAAATTAAGGGATTATCACCAAAAAGTTCTCTGTTAAATTGTAATTCACCAAATAGTAAAAAATCTAAATCAACTCCTACATTATATTTATCCTAATTAAACTCTACGAAAATTTCTTTACAATCAGCGCATCTGGCAACCATGATAATTCCATAACTAGTGGTTTACCTTGATAAATTGCTGTATATTGAGCACTATATCCAAAATCAGTTACATACCCTGTAAGAGTATATAAGTTTTTATCATTCCTAATAAAGACTTTATCTCCAATTTTATAACGTTGTGTCATCCTGAATACATACAGGGTCGAGTATGGAAGGATCAATTTTTACTCGTCCTTCTTGTCATCGCGCTCCTTCTCTCGTTCCATCTTACGCTGGAGTGCTAGATCAATACCGCCACCAAACAAAGAATCATGGGGTCCCTCACCCTCTTCACGCGACATCGACACAACCTTCTTCTTCTCACCCTTGAAAGCCTCCTTCTTGGCGTCTGGATTCTTATTATAGAATAACTCACGAGACTCCTCATTCTCCTTATAGGACTTCATGAGAGTATTGAGCTGCTCCTCAGCGTATTCCTGCTCCTTGACATCACTGGGTGCTGGATCCCATGGCAACCACTTTCCGACCTCACCCACAAAGACATTGTGAATCGTATCATTCTTCTGTAACTTCTTTGCGCGTGCCGCTGCCTCTTCATGTGTACTATATGAGCCACGAATCTTGAGTCCTCGTACCGTAGTCTGAAACTCATTCTTGGCATAGAACTCGTCCTCTACCTTCTTGCCATGGGCATACACAAAGTCATCATACGCCTCCTTCAACTTTGACTGTGAAATCTCCTTGGCATTCTTCTTCAGGTACTCCTGGTACGAGCTGAGAACCTCGTCCAAACGTGCCCGACTTGCGCGACAGATATCCGCCCCCTTACTCTGATCCTCTGAATCCAGGCGTGCTGCCTCCGCATCGAGCTTCGCATTGAAATCATTAATCTGCTTTGCCAGAAATGCCTCCAGATTCTTGGTCTTCCACTGGATCTCATATGTCGCAAGGAACTTCTCGAAATAATACAACTCTTTCTTTGCCAGAACATTCTCAGGACTCAGAAAACTGAGCAGACAATAACGCTGCCCCGGGATTTCACTGTCCTCTGTGAGGAAATCTTCTCTTGGTTCTGTGGTGGGCATCTTTCTGTCCATATATGTATTCCTTTTCAACAATTCTTTACGCAGGCTTCTCCGGCATTCACTCTTTTTTCTAAGAATCTGGTATAGAAGTCATGGAGTTCAGTGTCAGTGAATTCGTAAACCGTGCTTTAAAGTATTTAGTGGAGGGCCTCGCCGTGGCCACCGCCGCCATTTTTATTCCCAAGAAGTCCCTGCCTCTTGAGGAGATTGCCTCGCTAGCCCTTGTCGCCGCTGCCGTGTTCGCTCTGCTTGACGTACTCGCACCCTCTATCGGCGTCACGGCACGCCAGGGAGCAGGGTTTGGCCTCGGAGCCAACCTGGTCGGCTTCCCACGCATGTAAGCCATGTTCG